TATAATATGTGGGTTAGCCCCGGTAGTACCAAGTTAGTATACGCTACAGAAGAACAAGAGGTAGCCGATTCAGTAGTATTTAAAGCTCATGGAATAATATGAATATGAACTCATTTTCTCAAAATAAAGAGGATAAAAAGGTGCTACGGTACTTCAATGCTAAAAAAGGAACTCTGCTATCTGTTGGTGAAAACGACGGGAGTATGTTCAGTAATGCCAGACTAATGATAGAATGTGGATGGTCAGCATACTTATTGGAACCTGCTAGTGTATTCTCTCAACTACAAGAACTCCATAAAGGAAACGATAGAGTAAAATGCTTCAATTTTGGATTAGGAGAAAAAGAAGAAACGGTAAAGTTCTACGAAAGCAAAAATCATGTTAAAGGCGGTACCGACTTAGCTCTTGTTTCGTCTATCAATTACGATGAAACAGTAAGATGGAGGAATGCCGGAGTAGAATTTGAAGAAAAGGAAATTGACATTAAAACATTTAATGACTTTTGGGAGCAAGAGGGAAGACCTGTATTCAACTTTATCACAATTGATTGTGAAGGAAACGACTGGCAGGTATTAAAACAAATTGACTTGAAAGAAGTAGGTTGTGAATGCGTATGTATAGAGTTTAACGGAGATAAGGACTTGGAAAAGAAATTCACTTCACATTGCGGTAAGTACGGACTTAAAGAAATACACAGAAATGCCGAAAACATACTTTTTGCTATTCCTCAATAATACCATAACTCCTACGATCAGCATAAGCAATGACAAGAGGAACGAACTTTAACTTCACTTTTTTAGACACCTCTTTTATCCATAGGTAATCAGAAGCCGACACCGAACCGTCTAAATAAGCTATATTCTTTAGAGAGTGGTGTAATATCATACATGGCATACCTATTTTAGACCTTCTAATGATTTTAGCCTTTATAAGCTCATTAGAAGGTTTTAAGCGTCCATTACGGCTAAACTGACATATTAGCCCATACGAATCTTTAAGGTGCTTAGAAGCCTTCTCTATACAGTCATTTGAAGCTAATATTTCATCATCATCAATGACCACAAAATATCCTGTATCTACCATTGACTTTAGCTCATTGACATAGTTGTCGTAAAAGAATGGCTTTAATAGGTCTTTAAATACTCTTACTTTTCGGTATTCTTCGGGGATATATTCTAGGGCACGTTCATCATCATAAGAAACAATAACCTTAATGTTTTTATGAGTTTGACTGTTAATAGAATCGATAAGTCTTTTGAAAAGAGTTGGCCTGTAAGATGTTCTCGTTAGTATAGTAATCTCCATTTTAATGTTTTATTATCAAAAGTAACTACATTTGACTAAACTTTAATGTATTATGGCATTCAGATATCAGCAACCTTCTCAATACAAAGGACAATCTTATAAGAACCCTTACCCTACTACACCCAATCCAAACGTAAAGGCAGAGAAAGATTACTTCCTAGCATTTAACAATGCGTTCTACTCTGATTATATCAACAACTACTGTTATGTACCATTTGAGTTCGGGTCTAAAAGGACTTTTCAAGAGTTAAGGGCTTATGCTACAGGGCAGCAATCTTCAAATAAGATAAAGGAAAACCTGATTGGTGCTAAGAGAAAGAACACTGATGGTAAATTTATCACCAAAATGAATGTCTCGTTCGACACATACTACAAGCTTCCACAGATGTTCGATGTAATGCGTGAGAAGAACATGAGTCAGGAATATGATGTATCGGTTACTTGTATTGACGATGATAGTATAGCCGCTAAGGAAGCTGATAAAGCCATGTTATTGTTTCTTATAGACGAGCATAATAAAAAGTTTATAGCAGAAGTTGGTTTTAAGCCTAATACACCAATAAATCCAGAAGAAATGGGTCTTAGGACAGCACAGGATGTAAAGACTTACTTTGAGATAGGCGGTTATACTATGCACAGGGAGATCGCATGCCAAGCCGCATGCCAAAAGACTAAGCTAGTTTCTAACTATAAAGTTCTACAGGATGCCTCCTTTGATGATTTGATTGTTACCGGACTAGTAGGATGGAAAACATACATTGAGAAATCTACCATGCTTCCTAAGATTAGGAAAGTAAATTTAGACAGAGCGTTAATACCATATTCAGAACACAACGACTTTAACGATATTACCAGAGCCGGAGAGATACGTATAATGACCATTGCGGAGATACGCAAAGAAAATCCAAAATTAACCTCTGTTGACCTAATGTACCTAGCTAAGTGTTATGCTTGGATGAACACAGAATACACTACTGCAATTAACGGAGCTTACAACATAAGTCACGTAAACCCTCAATACATGGCAGATGTTGATGTTGACCCTATTAGTCGTGTTAAGATACTTGTATTAGATTCACAGTGGTTAAGCGTGGATATAGACACGAATATTAAAAACGTAACCGGAACAGGACAAGTAAGATTTAAACCTGTAGCATTCGACTATAAGCTTGATAAAAAAGCAGAGAAGAGTGGAACTAAAAAAATAGAAAAGAATGTAATCCGTAAATACTATTCAAGTTGGATTATAGGAACGGATATGTTTTTAGACTATGGAGTAGCTAAAGATGTGGTGTATTACGGTGAAGACGGTAATAAAACCCCTAAAATAGATTTCTTCTTTGCTAAAACAGGTAATGCCTCGCTTGTGGAGAGGGCAATTGCTATTGTGGATGATATTGACATGGCTATTGTAAAGCAACGTAATGCGCTTGCTACTATACCTGCTGCTCCTGGATTAGCAATTCAAAAGGATTTGCTAGAGAATGTATTTCTAAATGGTATTTTGCAGCAGCCGGAAGATATTATGCAAGCCTTACAAGAAAGAGGTGTGCTTTATTACAACGCATTAGACGATCATGGAAAGCCTTTATATATGGCAGGTGGACAAAAACCTATTGATTATTTAGATGTGTCTAAGATCGCAGGAATCCTTGCTGTATACGGAAACCACATTGCAGAGAAAGTAAATGAGCTTAGGGAAGTATTAGGAATGCAGAATGGTGCGGATGCAGGTGGAACCTCCGCTTATCAGGGACTAGGACAAACCAAACTTGCTTTCCAAGCTGCAAATGCTTCGTTATATCCTACGTTCAATGCGTATAACTACGTTTTTAAAGCTGCTTTCGATGACATCATTAAGAAGTGGCAGATTGTATCCAAAGACAAGGACGTTAAAGTAAGCTATTCTGTATTGGGAAGTAAGAATATGGCAGTATTTAACCTTGGAAAGGACTTTGATAATTGGGATTTTAACTTGGAAATTGATATTGCTGCTTCTCAAGAGGAAAAACAGAACCTAATGGCTAATATCACTCAACAAAAGGCATTAGGCGATCAAACCGGAGGATCACAAGGACTTACAATGAGTGAATACCTTTATGTATATCGTAAGGTAATGGCAGGAAACGTAGATGAAGCAATGTACGTAATGGCACAGATAGAGGCTAAGAAAAAACAAGAGGCTGATGCTTCTAAACAAGCAGACATTCAAGCTAATGCACAGGTACAACAACAATCTGCACAAATGAAAGGGCAGATGGATCAACAGGCTATTGCTGCTAAAGCTGATGCTGCTAACCAGAATACATTAATTTCTGAATTGCTTAAACAAAACTCACTTTTACTACAGGCATTCATGGCACCTAAAGCACTAGGAGAAACAAGCAATGTGGATATAGCACCGGACATCATTGCAAGCAATAACCAACAGGTTCAACAAGTACTGTCACCTCAACCTACAGAAGCAGAATTAGCCTCACAGAACGAACAACTTCCGCCGGATGAAGGTATGATTCAGCAGCAACAACAAATGCCTCAAATGGCTTAATTTTGGATTATAAATAAAATACATATACTTTTGACCTAGAAAAGAAAATCAAGATGACAGAAGAAGGACAACAAATAATGGATTATGCGGCTCAAAGGTTCGCTCCACAAACGACTACAGAAATTCCGACCACTGAAATAGTAGACGAGAAACCAGTAGAAACAGTAGAGCAAACGGAAACAACACCTACAACTGAAATAGTTGAGGCTCCTAACCAAGAGGCGCATATTGAAACACCAACAATTGAACCTGTTGACTACTCTAAATTCCTAAGTGAGACTTCCGAGGGACTCTTCACAGATGTGGATTCTTTCAAGGCATCTCTTCCAAAGATTAAAGAGTACGACCAACTTGTATCTGCTAAGACAGAGTTAGAAGAAAAGCTAAAGGTTGATCCTTTCGCTAACGACTACGTAAAGACTCTTGATAGTATGATACGGTCAGGGAAGTCAGCAGATGAAATTGAAAACTTCACCAAAATCTCAAGGTTAGACCTAGATCAGATTTCAGCTATAGACGCTAAAGTTATGGTTATGGTTAAAAACGGCTACAGCGAGGCTATTGCAAGGCAGATCGTAGAAGACGAATTTCCTTTAGAACTTTATGAGGAAGGTACAAGAGAAAGAATGATCTTAGAAGAGAAGCTACGGGTTAGCTCATTAGAGGATCGTAACATTCTAAAAGAGTACAAAAAGGATTTAACAACGATTGATACATCGGCACAAACGCAAGCGGAGAACGAAAGGCTTACTGCTATTGCTACTGCCGAGGCACATAAACAAACTGTAAAACAACAGATACCTAAAATCGCAGAAGCCCTAACAGGTTTAGGTGAGATTAATCTTAACGGTAAAGAAGGAGACGAAGCGGTAAACTTAAAGTTTGATTTCAAAGATGACTTTAAAGCCGGATTGCCAAAAGCACTTGAGTCTTTCTTTTTGGATGGGCAGATGGAAGTAAACGAGGATAACATTAAACTAGCACAAGGATACATTGCTGCTGATTATCTTCAAAAGAACTTCGGTCAAATCTCTCAAGCTATTTTTAAGCACGCAGAGGCCATTACTACCGAGAAGATGGTAAACAAGTATGAGAACAGAACGGGACTGCCAGTAGAGACGCCAAATCCGGTTGTAGACAACTCGAAAAAAGAATATCACGATTTCCTAACTAAGGTCGCCCAAGGAAAATAAATCGTAAACACAATTTAAAAACTAACAACAAATGGCTACAATTGACAGCACCGCACCTTCGCACATTGAATCGGCACAGGGCGACGTATTCGTACTAGGTTCAACACTATTAGCAGATAACCCACAACTGTTGTCTACTTATTTTAAACAATCAGGCTACCCACCAACTACTTTAAGCAAGTTAAAGATGTTCGGTATGGGTTCTCCGGTTAGAAAAGGCGTAGAAGGGCCAATTACAGGTCACTACGAAAAACCTCGTGTAAAAGACCTATTTACTGTAGGAGAGATCGTATCCGTTCAGGGCAACGAGATTACTGTAGCTTTATCTGTAGAGGATATGTATACTTCCTCAAATACTGTAGGTACAACTGTATTCTCCCGTCCAAGGGTAACAGAGGTTTATCAGTTTGCTATCAACGGCACTCAATATCGTGTTATTGCTAAAGACCGTACAGTAAACCCACACCAGATCACTTTAGAG